GAGAGATGTAAATCTCTCTTTTCGCCAAAGCGGTGAAGCTCTGGGATTTTAGCACTCAGTTGTGCAAGTAGAATTTAATCTACGTAATGTGCATCTGATGCTCCCATTGTGTGGGATGCGACAAGCTTATTATAGTATTTTACAATACTATAATAGTGAGTAATTCAGCGGGATCAGACCCTAAATTCTGATTACTATCTGATTGGACTCACATCCATCTCTAAAAGGACCTCTAAGCGAGGACCTACTCCCCGGGAAACCGGAAAGAGGGATTGATGGAATTAATCAATTTGTGAGAAAACCTGAGTAGGAGTGAATACTCCCGATCCAGGCTTATAAATTATCTTTCTATATAGAACTAAGTTAGCGTGAAGCTGATCCGAAAGGATCTGGGATCGCCGGACTCACTATAGCTATATAGGTTTAAAGGAGAACTTTATGAGTAAACTATCTTAAAATAAACCCATGAAAAATTTAAATTTTAAATCTATGATGGGCGTTAAGGTAGATAACATGGAATCTAGAATTGAAACTCTAGAACATGTTATAGCAAAGAAAGTTAAAGCCATTAATGGTCTGATCACTAGAAATAGTGGTCGTGGACTAATCAATATACTCCTAGAGTATATTAGAGGAGTCCGCCCAAGAGCTTCAAAGTCTGTTGTAAAACAGGTGGTTTGCTTTGTATTCTTTATCTCTAAGATTTATAGACACAGTAAGTTAAAAGGTGTAGTAATATACCTTAAAGCTTGCCAGGTTCTTTTACAACAATCTGTTGGAAAGTTCCGAGTGTCTGATCTTAGCGAGTTAAAAGTTCGTCCTAAAAGGAATCGTTCCGGGTTACCTTTGATTATTCCGGCAGGAGCTCGTAAATTGATATCTAGAGATAATCATATCCCTACTATCCGTTTATGAATGACCTTGTTTGGATTGTTTAGAATTTTGGAATTTAAAGGGAAACTTAGTTTCTCTACAATTACTGATCCTAGTACAATTCATCCAGGTTTCCTACAGAAATGAGAAAAGTGACTCGATGCCGATTTTACGCCTAGTTTAAAATCTAAGTTTAAAGTCGGACGTATTCAGAATCCCACTTTATTTCCTATATTAAAAGGTGGACCTACTAGCGAACAGGGGATTATTAATTCATCTCCTTTCTCTCTAATATGGTCTGCTAGACTGTGAATACGTATGTTTGCTCTTAAAGAATCTTTAATTAGATTTTCGGGGCAACTACGTGTTCCAGCCTATTTTAATAGAATACAAGTGGTAGCCATGGCATCTCACGCAGCCTTAGATATCTATGATATCTGAGGTAAATACTTTGTCCCTTATCCTAAGGGAAAAGGATTTCTCGGAAAGCTAGGTTTCAAGATTGAACCTGCTGGAAAAGTACGTGTATTTGCTATGGTGGATTCTTGGACTCAATGGATTTTATATCCCCTTCATAAGTGAATTTTTGCTATCTTAGCTCAAATTCGTTCAGATGGGACATTTAATCAAATGAGACCAGTGCTTCGTTTGCAGAAAGCCTTTTATCCTGGTAAGGTAAAAGGACGTACATTCTCATCTATTGATTTGTCTGCTGCAACGGATAGATTACCAGTATCTTTACAAGTTGCTCTTTTAAAGAGCCTCTTGAGGGATATTGTCCCTGATTCAGCAATTTTTGCTGAATCATGAAGATCGATCTTAGTTGATCGATCGTATTCTATTTCATTGTCATCAGAGATCAAAAAGGGTTCAGTTTTACCAAAAACTGTTCCTAAAGATGTGATTTACGCTGTAGGTCAGCCAATGGGGGCACTATCATCTTGAGGGATGTTAGCGCTTACTCATCATGCTATCGTACAGTATTCTGCGCATAAAGCAGGGATCAAAGGATGATTTTCCGATTATGCGGTGTTAGGAGATGATATTATAATCGCCCATGGACAAGTAGCTCACCAATACAAACTTCTACTTCAAGAGATTGGAGTAGGAGCTGGATTGGCTAAGTCTATTGTTGCTAAGTCTAGATTTGTATTAGAGTTCGCAAAGAAATTCTTTGTGAATGATACGACTGCTAATATGCTCCCTATAAAGGAGTGTATTGCCACTCGTTCTTCTACAAGTTTAGTATTAGAGTTTGTGAGAAAGTATAAACTATCTTTAAACTCTATATTAGCGTTCCTTGGGTATGGTTATAAATCTAGATCAAGAGCCTTTTCTTCAGACTTCTTTGATTTAGCTACTAGATTAAGAGTAATCTTAGTCTGGTTATCATTCCCGACTTCACCATTATCGGATCAGAATGTTACATATAAGTATGCTAATTGACTCTTGAAGAAGAGTTGATTAACTACTCATCAGGTAACGGATGACGTTCTTTGGAGCGTAATTGATTTATTGATCCCTCTTGTGAAGGATCGATATATGAAATTATCTGAAGCAGGGGAAAA